TGACTGGGATGTATCTGGTCTTGCAGCTTATGTTGATGAGCAAAGAGAGGACTTAATTGTTAAGTCAGTAACTGAAGCTCGCACATTACAATATGTATCAATTCAACAAGGGATTAAAGGATCTCAAGAATTGAAATTGATGGATGATTCAATTGTTTACCAAGATGGTGACTGTACAATGACTCCAGATGGAGATACTGTATTCACTGATCGTGCAATTGCAGTTGAGACTCTTGGTTACATGAAATCATTTTGTCAGAAAGATCTTGATGGATTCTGGACTCAGTTAGGTCTACGTCCAGGAGCATCTGCTGAGGATAAGACTCTTCCATTTGAAGCTCAAATCATCAATTACTTATTACAGTTACATTCATTTGAATTAGACAAATTAATCTGGAAAGGTAACAAAGCTACTGGTACAGGTAACTTGGCTAAGATGAATGGATTCCGTCAATTCTTAACAACAGCAAATGGTTGTGTTAACTTGAATACATCATCAACAGCATCAATCTCTGCATCTAATGCATTTGATGTTTTCTATGAGTGTTTTGTTAATACTCCAGCAAATGTTGCTGAGGCTAATGATTTCATTTGTTTCACTGGACGTGAGAACTTTAATTTCTTGACTAAGAACTTGGTTGATGATAACTTATTCCACTACAATCCAGCAAACATTGGTGATTTGAATGAGTTGATCCTTCCAGGAACAAACATGAGAATCGTTAAAGTTAACGGATTGAATGGTCTTGATAACATCTACACTGGTCGTGCATCTCAATTTGTATTTGGAACTGACTTATCTTCTGACTTTGAAAACTTTGACTTGTGGTATTCTCAAGATGATGATGTGATCTACCTACGTTCTAAGTTTAGAGCTGGTGTACAAGTGCCATTCTTGAATCAAATCGGAGTTTGGAACGGAACTGGTTCGCCTAACTAAAAATTAACAAGGGAGGGGGTAACTCCTCCCATTTTATAAACATTAAAAAAAATATATCTTATGTCTTGTAATATGACTCTTGGCTACAATGATAGAACTTGTACCAATGGAAAAGGTGGAATTAAAAGCGTGTTATTATTTCCATTAGGAAATGTAACTGGATCCACAATTGCTGACAATGAGATAACAGCTTTGACTGTGACTGGTGAAGTATTCTTATATAAGTTAAAATCTAACTTATCAAGCTACACTGCACCAATCCGAGTGAATAAAGGAAATGGAACACTTTGGTATGAACAAACCTTGACGATGATCTTGGCTTCAGATACTAAGGAACTTCGCTCTGAGATTCACTTGCTTGGACAGAATGAAGTTGTTGCTCTTGTTGAGAAAGCTGATGGGACTGTTGTTGCTCTTGGATTCGGTGAAGGCCTTCAGATTGCTGAAGCTTCAGCTTATGGATCTGGAGTATTGAAGTCTGACAGATTAGGTCATGATATCATCATGGGTGGATTAGAGAATGATCCAGTTCCAGATGTACTTGCATCTGTTTACACATCATTGTTGGCACAGCAATCTCCATCAATCTAATAAATTGTAAACTCTTATCATAAAGGGAGGGCTGAGTCCCTCCTTTTTTTGTATATTTGAAACCATGGAAATAAAAGCAAAGTTTATTGGATCAAAACAATGGTCAAATCTATTGAGTAAATGGATTGACATTAAGAGAGGTCAAGAGGAGTATTATGTATCTCTTGGATTTCTGCACATCTTTGAAAAAAGAAAACCTAAACTAATTAAAAATGCTGAGAATACAGAAAGCGACCTCTTCAAATCTGATAGTAACAGTAACGGAACTGACAACAGTTAGTCCAGTTTACTATCTATTTGAATTTGAGCATGAACAATCATTCTTAAAATACTATTGCATCCTGACTAATATCAGCACAGGCACATCGAGATATGATGAATTCTTGCTTGTGGATGGTTACCTTTGATTATGATGGATACTACACATATAGAATATATCAGCAAACATCAACAACCAATCTTGATCCTGACTTGTCAGATGGCTTGGTTGAGGAAGGCAGAGCTCATGTCTATGAGATTGATTCACCTTCCAATGAATTCTCAACTAATATAACATTCAATATATATGAATAAGTTTGAATCAATGTCATTTAGAAAGGATTTTATCCTTCCAGTTGAGGAGCAAGATAGAATGCTTGGCTTTACGAAATGGGGAAAAAAGAATGACTATCCTTATTTTTTGGTTGACCTTTACAATGGGTCTGCCTGGCATCAAGGAATAATCAAGAATAAAACTCACTACATTGCTGGTGGAGGGATTGAAGTTGTCACTGGTAACTTACAAAGGTTCCTTCAGAATCCATTCTCTGACTTTACAATGGATGAGATTGTTGAGCAATTGGCTTTTGATTATGAATTGTTTGGAGCATTCGCTGTCAAAGGTACCTGGAATAAGGAAGGGACCAGAGTTGTGAGATGGGAGTATCTTGCCATTGATATGATTCGTATCTCATCAGATGAGAGAATGTACTATCTATCAGATGACTGGACTGTTCAACAGCAATCAGCTGAGAAAACAAATCTCAGAACTATTCCAGCTCTTGATGAGAATAATAAGGTTGGATCATTTGTGATCTATTATAAGGATCCAGCTAAGAAAGGCCGTAAAGAGCAAGGAGTATATCCAAAGCCACCATACAATGGAGGAATCACAGCAATTCAGACTGATTGTGATATTAGTAAATTCCATATGTATGAATTACAGAATGGATTCAAGTCAGGTACTATGATCACATTCATGGATGGCTTTCCAGAAACTCAAGAGGAGGCAGAATCATTCAAGAATCAAATCAAAGGACCAGCATCCAACATTGAGAATTCAGGTGATATCATCATAACATTTGCACCATCAGCGGATCAAGCTCCAAGAGTTGAGAGTCTGACTGGAAATGACCTGGATAAGAGATATGAATCTCTTGAGTCAAGCGTACAGCAGAACATACTTGTGGCTCATGCAGTTGTATCTCCATCATTATTTGGAGTTGCTCCTGAAGGATCATTTAATGCAGCAGAATCAGCAGAGTTATTTGAGATATTCAAAAAGACTTATGTTGATACAAGACAAAAGAGACTTGAGTGGATGCTCAATGAGATGGTAAAATTATCTGGTGATGTTGGTACAGTTAAACTCAGAGATGTTAAACCAATTGGAGTTACTGAAGTTGCACCAGCACAAGTTGGTCCAGCAGCAATTGATCAACCAACAGCAGAGGCACCAATTGATGTTGCAAAATCAGCATTAAATGGAGCTCAGATTGCATCACTTATTGATGTTGTCGCTAAGATTAAGGAAGGTATATTGACTCCAGAATCTGCATTGCAAGTATTACTTGCATCATTTCCAACCATTGATGAGATACAAGCTCGCAAAATTGTGGGAATGAATACAGCTCCACAGCAAATGTCATCATGCAAGTTTGATCATCAGGATGATGAGATTGGATACTTTGCACAATACGGTGATCCAGCTCATGAATATGATGTTATCGCTACCTTTCCAATAGCTTGGGATACACCATCTGAGGAAGTATTCTCAAAGCAAGATCAAATCTTTGCAACCATTGGAGAAATCTCAGCAGAGCTAAATGATTTTGATAAGAGCGTACTTAAGTTGATTGGAGATGGTGAAGATTCAAATGGTATTGCAAAAGCTCTTGATACAAATATTGAGGATATTGCAAAGTCAATGGCTAAGCTTATGAGATGGGAGGTGATCACAAAAGGAGAGGTCACTGATTTGGGAAAGTCATTGGTCAGAGAGGTTGATATTCCTATTGAAAGATTTGAGGTCAGATATGGATACAGGACCAGACTTGATGTGCCACCGGCAAAGAGTGGATCAAGACAATTCTGCGAGAGATTAATGGGCCTTAATAGACTTTACACAAAGAGTGAGATTAACACTATCTCTGGCCGAGTGGATAGAGATGTGTGGAGATACAGAGGAGGATGGTATACAAATCCAGATACTCAAGTATCAACACCATGGTGTAGACATGAATGGATTCAGCAATTAGTTGTAAAAAGATAAGACATGAACTATTTACTATCAGTGGAAAATCTAAAGAAATTAGGATTAATCCACAGCAATACAGATACAAAACTCTTGGCAGTTGCCATAAAGAGAAGTCAAGATATGCATATTCAGCCAGCTCTTGGTACTCCCTTATATAAGGCATTGCTTGATAGAGTTGAGACATCCACATGGACAGCTGATTATCTCACATTAATGAATGATTATGTTGTGCCATGCTTAGTTGCTTTCGTTGATTACAGAGCAGCTTTATTCCTTACTGAGAAACTGACAAACAAAGCAGCTGGAAGAGTATCTGATGAGAACTTGCAAGCCAATACTTTGGATGAGGTTAATGAGCTTAGGGACCAATTAAGAAAGGATGCATATTTTTATAAGCAAAGATTAGTGGGATTCCTTATGGATGATCAAGCAACAAAATATCCAGAGTATTGTGATATGTGCTCTGATCATTGCAATGAATATGTGAAAAAAGATAAGACTGGATACAGGCCTATAAATTGGATGCAATGAAATTCTCAAAGAAACAGATTGATAAATTAAAAGCATATCTCAATAAGGATGGAAAAAACACTAAACCAGCTAATGAAAGAGCTGGAAATA